GCTGGCCATGCTAAAAGTTTAAGTATAGGTGCTGCGCACAATACTAATAAACTCATACCAATGATTGTGGCGCCATCCCATGATGTTCTCTCGGCCAATCTGGCCTTAATCCAATCTATCATAGTTTTCTCCCTCTATTTTACTGATTAAGTATCTTTATTTATAACAAATTTAGTTGTAATTACATATTTTCTGTTGGGGTTTACAACTACATTAAATCTAGTCATTATGTCTCGGTCAAGTAGTACATCAGTTCCCATTCTACTCCGATCATCTAATCCGAATTCTATATCTGGATAATCTGTGCCTCCAAAATTACAATCTAATTTAACAATATATCTTTCATCTTCTCCACCACCTGTTATAGAAGTATATGTTCCTTGTAATTTTGTTGAAATTCTTTTACCATTTAATTTAAAACTAATCTTTTTACCTGATACTTTGACATCTTCTGCATGTAAAACATTGTGTACTGAATTACCTGTGTCAAACTTAGCTACTAAAGGTCCAAAAGGTTTAATATCTAAAGTTTCATAATATCCACATTGTGTCGGTACAGAATATCTATTCTTTGGATCAGCATAATATTCAACAACTGATTTTACTATATTCATTTTAGTAGCTTTTTCAACACCAGCTGTTCCAGGTGAATGATTAACTTCTAAAATATAAGGTGGTTCTTTTTCTCTATCTTCTGAAGGTATAAAATCTACAGCTGCCCATGCACCATCTACTGCTTTAGATGCTAATAAACTTTGTTCAATTTCTAATTCTGTTAAATCAAATCCTTTAACTTCAGCACCTTGAGATACATTTGAACGGAAATCTCCTTTAACAACTCCTCTTTCCATAGCTGCTATTACTTTGCCGCCTAATACTATCACGCGAACATCATATTCTGTTTTTTTAAATTCTTGAATTAATAAATCTGATTCTTCATCTTGATTAAAAAGCAATTGTACTAAAGATGTTAATGATCTTTCTGATTCAACAAATAAAACTCCAATACCTTTTGACCCTTCTAAGGTTTTCATTATAATTGGAAATTCACTATCTAATGCTTCTAGAGCTTCTTTTACACCATCTTTATTTGGTATAAGAACTGTCTTGGGTTGTGTCAATCCAAAATCCATTAATTTTAAATAAGTTCTATATTTGTCAGAAGTCAATTCAACAGTTTCCCTACTGTTGACCATACATACTCCAACCTTTTCTAATTGAGAAAGTATATCTAACCAACTCTTTTTTAATCTAACTGAACCACGAACAAATGCTACTGTATCACTAGCACTTATTTCAAATCCTTTTTTATCACCTGCATTATGAACATAATATGCACCATCTTCAAATCTTATATAAGCATTTTCTACTTGTACAATATAAACTTCATGTCCTAAGGCCTTTCCTTCATCAGCAAATCGGGTTGCTGTATGAAACATTTCACTTTCTTTTGGTTTAGATGAAATTACTAAGATTTTATACTTTTCACCTTTCTGTTCTTCTAAAAATGATTTAAACTTATCCATTATCTAATCTCTTTTCAATTTTTTTAATTACCTTTTTAAATTCTTTTTCTCGGTCTGGGTGCGACCATTTCTCAAGTTTTTCAATTCTTTTCATCATTAAAGGATAATCTTGTTCAAATTTTGATTGTTTTTTTATAATCTCAATATCGTACTTTTGAGAAATATATTCCATGAACTGATCAATACGATTTTGAAAATATATTCCTATTTTAGTACTTGCATACCATTTGTAAAACTGACTACCTAAAACAGCTGATAAAATACTTCTTATTAAAAACCAATACATAAGTAGTATTTATGTATCTATTCATACTCAAATTTATTATCAATAGAAGCTGCCTCTAAATGAAAAATGTAATCATCTATATTATGATCTGATATTAAATCTAATCTACCTTTAAATATAGTTTTTATTAAAGATAACCCTTTATCTCTAATTCTTTCTGAACTCCACCTACCAAGATTGGTTACTTCGCCTGTTGATTTAATATAATGACAATTACCTGAATGTCTCCATCTAAAAAATGTGGGTACACACGGAACAACATCATTATTATTAACAAATCTTTGATGTTTTAAATGTTTATCACACCATGCTCTAAATTTAGGACCACCAGCTCTAGGTGAACCAAAAGTGTATAATGTATCAACATCATGTCCACCAGCAAATTCTAATCTCTGTGCTAGTATAGTGGCCATTGCACCACCCAATGAATGTCCTGTAACCCAAATTTTATGTCCGGCTAGTCTTTCAACTCTACCTTCAATTACATCATAAACTTTGTCAACTTCTTCTTTAAATCCTTGATGTATTTTTGTACCTGTAACTGAATCAGATTTAAATACTTCTAAATCTGCCATAATATCATTCATTTCTCCGGGTTGAGTTCCACGGCAAGATATGATTAAATCATTTGCATTATAAAATAGATAAGTCTGTGCTCCATCTATATCATAAAATTCTGTTTTATTGAACTTTAGAGATTTTGCTACTTGTTTGGCTTCTTGGTGATCAAAATACGCATACTTGGCGAACTTCGCCATTAATACTCTGCGTTGTGATTCGTGTAAATATTCTATCATTTAGCGTTCCCAATGTTGTACTTAGCGACTAGGTTCCACTCATCTTTTTCTTTGTGTGGTAGAACTTTAATCTGACTCATTGGGGCTAAAGGCTCTTGGGCTTGTGATGCATTGACAATGGAAAGTAATTCCCATTCTTCTAATAATCTGGATATTGCGTTTCTTCTAGCTATATCGTTTTCTGTTATTGATGATTCTTTTCCGTCTAATGCAAATAATTCTTTAAAATGAACCAGATAGTATCTACCTCTTTTGTGAAGAATATGACAAGATTGATAAAGCGTTTTGTCTTTTCTAGACGCTACTCCTATTCTTGTTAATGTCTCTCTAATCTTTAGAAAGTCATCATTTTCTTTGAAAGAGATTTCTAACATATTATCTATGTCATAACTCATTTCACTCCACCTTTATTCATTTTTTTCCTCAGTACCGCGATGTTGTTTTCTGATAAAATATTTAAATATTCTTCTGCTTTTGCTCGTGATACTTTGTAGTATTCCATAACGATATTCAAATCGTCAATCTTTTCAGGTTTAATCCATTTGGCAAACCTTTTTCGTTTTCTAATTGTATTTAGTAAATAATGATATTGTAAACGATTGGAAAGCTCAAATCTTCGATTCATTTCATTAGCATATAAAAGGCAATCTTGATGATAAGACAGAGCACGATTAATCAAATAAGATTCATACTCTGACTCATTCAAGTCATTTATTATATCTTCTTTAGTATATGTTATTGATTTTACAAAATCAAACGGATTCATTTAATGTCTCCCAAGGAAAAACTATCCAGGAACCATCATGTATATTAGCACAAGAAACATTAACATCATTGTCTTTTCCGAAAAGACAAAAACCAAATACTTCACTTTTTGGTTGCCAATACTTGACTAATTTAATTACTTTATTCATAGTGAAACCTGTATCGTAAATATCATCTACAATTAAAATTCTTTTTGTATCTTCACTTAATATATTATATATTGGATATGGCATTTTATCTGCTCCATCTCTAGACTGTAAACCTACAATAGACATAGGTACTTCAAACACATTTGATACATGGGCAGCCATTCCTACACTACCTCTATATATTCCAACTACATGATCAAATTCTAATCTAATAACTTCTTTCATATCATGTTGATAATCAATCCAATCATAATAAATTTTATCGTCTTTTCTATACATCTAACCTACTCGGCCAATACTCTCTTACTTTTTGTGGAGCTCTTTGTCTTGGCAACCAATATTTTGTAAATTCTTCATAATTATTGATACTAGATAAACCAGTTTCATCATGTGGTTTAATTGTTCTTCTATTTAATTCGTCCATGAAATGTTGAACTGTATTTGTAACCCAATACCAAACTAATAATCTATAAGCATTTTCTCCACCAGGTCTAATAAATTTTCTTTCTTTTTCTTTATTATGAACTGACCATTTAGTAGATTCATTAATAATAAAATCTGGATCCGTTACACCAAACTCAGCGAAAGCTTCTGAATGATCATTTAAAATATCATTTATTACAGGTCTTAAATCATTATCAACAATATCCGATAATAATTTCTTTGATCTAAACGGAGCTTCTAATGTAATTTGATTATAATTCTTATCTCTATATCTTGAAAAAAACCAAGATGAAGCATGTGAACTAGAATCATAAGACAAGTTATCTATGAAATCAAAGTACCTAGGACTGATTATGAACGGCATGAGAGCATTTGGATTGCCTACGCCTAGTAAATGTATGTTCTTTCTTAATGAATCTGGTACTTGATACTCTCTTGCTGCATAAATCATTTCCATTCTATGAGCAAAGTGATTACCATTACATTGTGAACCAAGAGAAATTCCTGTACACATTGTTTCTATTTCTTCATCATCTAAACCAGCACAGATTACTTCGATATATTTTCTCCAAGAGTCAACATCTTGACCTTGTGAAATTAACATAATCTTAGCTCTAGAACCTTCTTTCTTAAAAACTTCTATTTGTCTTTTAACATTATCTCTAGTAGCTATAGCTGTCTTTTCTAAATCTTCTCTGACAAATCTTCTACCTGTAATATCAGCTTTCATAGAATTACCACCTGTCATTGACATATCAAATTCAATAGGAATTTCATCAAAGATCATAGCTACATCACAATACTTAGCTTGATGATGGTAAATCTTATCTTTTACTTCTGGAGTAATTCCACTTTTCATTCTGGATAATTGTAATCCACCAGAGTCAGCAAAGATTCTATGCCATGAATGATTCATAGTATCGTTCATAGTTACACCATGTTTTCTTTCAGTATGAGCATTAAAAAGGATAGACATATTTTGATTATCATATTTTTCATTCATGTCTATAATCTTTTGATTCATGTGATGAATATATGGTGCGGCAACTTTTGGATTATAATAGAGATCATCTATTCCCATTGTTAAACCTGATATTACATATTCAAATTTCATACTTTACTTCCTCACAGCTAATTGCATAAACTCATTTCTTAATTTACCATCATCAAAAAAGCCAGCACCAAGTCTTGATGTTGTCATACTTGAATTCTGATCATTGCAACCTCGTGCTTTAACACAATAATGGTCTGCTTCTAATAACACAGCTACATCAGATGTTCCTAAAACATACTCTAATGCATAAAATATTTGTTCGTTTAATCTTTCTTGAACTTGTGGCCTTCTAGCAAAGAAGTTTACAATTCTATTTAATTTAGATAATCCAACAACTTTACCATTTGGAATATAAGCTACTTGAGCCATTCCAGAAATATTTTGAAAATGATGTTCACACATTGAATGGAAAGTAATATCTCTTTGAATAACCATTGAATCAAATCCCATTTTATTATCAAAAAGTGTACATTTAGGGAAATTATTATAGTCTAAACCATAACATAATTCATCTACCCACATTTTAGCTACTCTATCAGCTGTTCCACTAATTGAATCATCTTGAGTATCAAGTCCTAAAACTTGAATAATTGTATGCATACTAGCATCAATCAATTCTACCTTTTCATCTCTACTTAATTTATTTTCATCAACAGGAGTTTCTACTCCATTTGCAATAAGATAATCTCTTACCTTTAATCCTAATTGTCTATCCGTTTTCATAATTTATATTCCTTCATTCTTAATAAATGATTTGCTTGTTCACGATATTGGTCTACAAGAGAATATTTTTCTGTTTTCTCTAAAGCAGCAACAATATCTTTATCTTCTCTACCACGATAACCACCATTGAATATTTGAAGTAATACTTCATCTAACCAAGGAGCATCCCATGGCTTTTCTTTAAAATAACCATCGCTTGTTATAATTCCATTATTTTCTAATGCTACCCATTTTCTAAAACAGGCTTTACAATGGCCACAATGTTTTTGATCACCTTCATAACAAGAATATGATTTTAATAAAGCTTCTTCTGTTCCGTCCATTTCAAGAAATTCAAATACAAGTTGTGTTTTTGTTTTATCCTTAAATGGAGAACTAATATCAAATTTTCTTTCTTCTGTCCAATGTTGTTCTGACCACATATGGTCTAATAATGTAGTCATGTGGCCGTAAAAGGCTTCATCTTTATCAAATGATCTATCTCCATAAACAGAACCCAACCAAATAGTTTCTCCATAATGAGAAGCTAATAATACAAGATGTGCATTTCTATTTGGAATGATCGCATCGTCCCTTTCATATAAACTCAAATCAATGACATTATCAAGAAAAACTATTTCTTTATCTGGAAATGATTCTCTTTCTCTAGCATCATAAACTGAATTCATACTGATATTTAATAATATATCTGGTTTAAGTAAATAATCTATTATTAAACTATCCATTCCACCACTATATAAAAGAACTGTTTTATTTTTGTTTTTCTCTTTACCTTTTGTTATCATTTCTGCCATGTTATGTTCCTATCTGATTTCCCCAAATATAACAATGAACTCTTGCTGCTACATTATATCCTCTATCCATTGTTTGTTCTGCTATTCTTGATACATGATCTTTATTTTGACTTTCTTCTGTAGCACCTACTGGCATTATCCAAATCGGATAAAGAACTCCTGAATGTCTGAATGATGCTACTGCATCTTCTATTTCGTCCCAAGATTGATCTGTTCCATTACATACAAATTTTAATTGACCTTGTGGGTCTTTAGAGCCTTGGTATTGGTCAAACATACCACAAGCATCTTGATATCCTTTTACAATGTCAGGACATATTCTATCTTTCTCTCCACTTGTAGAAAATATCTTTGGACTTACTGAAAAGAAATATTCTGTTTCTTGGGTACAACTATCTGCCATAATAAGATTCCACATATCTTTTTCAATTGGTCTTGTCCCATTTGTTTCAAAAGTAATGTTTGTAATCACATTATTATATTTAGGTCCATAATAATTCCATTCATTACTACTTCTGTATAAAGATTTAATCTCACCTATTATCTTTACGATATTCTTCTGAGCGGCTTTCATCATCGGCTCACCACCTGTAAAAGCTATATGTGTTCTATTGTCATACATCAACTGAAATAATTCTTGAGCTACTTCTTCTGGTGTACCTCTTCTTTGAATTTTAGAAAATCTCTTTGACCAAGAATATGATGAATCACACCCATATGGAAATACAGGTAATTGTTCTGGTACTGTAATATCTTTTAACTCAATTTCTTGATAAGGTAATATATACGAATCTGGATTTGTCGGATCATCTTGTCCGAATCCATTACATTCAAGATTACAACCAAACATTCTCAACCATACAGTTGGAACACCTGTGTAATGTCCTTCTCCTTGAATACTCTTAAAAATTTCCGAATAAAGCACTGTTCGCTCCATGTTCAAAACATTCTACTGATACTAGATCAACTCTACCAGCTGTTTGTTCATTTACTTCTCTATACACATAAGAATAGACATACTCAGCGAAAGCTTCACACCCCACAACAGGTAGTTCTCTTACTTCTGCTATTCCATCTAAATTATATAAGTCTGCTTTTCTAGGATCATCAGAAGCAATCATTAAAATATGATCAAAATTATCTTCTAAGAATTCTTTTACGAATCCCATATCTCCGAAATCATATACCCAATTTTTATCGTCTAATGTCTTAGCTTCAAACGTGAATCTAAACCCTAAACTATATCCATGTATTAATCTACAATGAGACTCTGCTCTCCATTGTCTAAAGGCACATGATAAACCTCGTTCATTTCCATATGTCTTTATTACTCTATATGTCATTTGAATTTACACTCCATCATTAACTCAGTCATACATGCTACCATGTTGACTTCTTGATCTGATACAAACGCTGACTTATATGTATAGTCACTCAATACAATGATTGCTTGTGGAACACTATTGTTCTCCAATCTTGTAAAGAAACTATCATACAGTTTTCTGTATATCGCTTGTGGATCATTATGGATATTTAGCGCTACCCATTTTCTCATTTTTGAGAATTCTTTATCTCTAACATATCCGATCACTTCATTAAGTGAATCGTCATCTAAGTTCGCTAACACTCCGCTATCAATTTTACCTGATACTGCGTACTTCTGTAATTCGTTCAATACTCTACGGAAATCCGGAAAGAATTTACTAATGAGTTCAACTACAACTTTATCATTATGTTCAACATTTTCATCACGAAGAATCTGTAGAATCCTCTGAAAAATTTGTTGAGCTATCATTGGTTTCTCTTGTGACTCAATAACAAAATCTATAACACTACATCTTGAATGTAATGGTGATATAATTCTATTCTTGTAATTACAAGTAAATATGAATCTACAGTTCTTTGAGAATTCTTCTATGAATCCTCTGAGAGCTGGTTGTGTTGATTGAGGATTAAGATAATCAGCTTCATCTAGAATGACAATCTTCGGACCACCACTTAATGAAACTGTTGACGCGAACTGTTTGATTTTAACTCTTAGAGTATCAATGTTTCTTTCTTCTGAACCATTGATCAATACAAAGTCAGCGCCTAGTTCATTACATAAAGCTCGAGCTACTGTAGTTTTACCTACACCCGCTGTACCACATAATAGTAAATTCGGGATTTCTTTTCTAGTTACAAAATCTAGAAATATCTTTTTTGTTGAATCAGGAAGTATGCATTCGGAGATATTCTTAGGTCTGTATTTCTCAACCCATAAAAATTCTTCTTTCATAATCAAGCTTCATTGTAGTTTGAATCTGGTTCAAGGGCTATGAAATACTCAACTGCTTGATTTCTATTAGCGAAATGTCCGATTCCTTTTGATGATACATAGACTGTATAGTCTCCAGCTAGAACTTTGATATTCTCCATTCTTAAAAACATTTCATAAGTTGAACCATTGCCTTGGGCTACTGTTCTACTATAGACATTAGAAGTCGCGTTCTTTTTGTCTTTGACTGTTAATTGAACTGTTGTTCCATCACTTGAAAGTACCATGTCTGGTAAAGATAATACAGAAGAAGCTTTTAATAAACTTCCTAGCACATCTTCATCTAGATCAAAGGTAATCTCCGGATCAGGCATTACAATATCTTTCTGTGGTGATATTATCATTTGAGGATCAGCGTAATAATAAGTGACTGCATTGTCACCTTCTGTTACATTTACTGATTCGCCGTTGAACTCGAAGTTTGGTGTATCAAACAATGATACTGCTCCGAGATATTCTGATAGATCATAGATTGAATGTTCTGTTTCGAATGTTTCATCTACTACCGCTTTCGCGAAGATATTCTTCATCGCGCTTACTGTTGTCAATTCATTTCCTGATTTGACGGTTATTCCTGAATTAATTGTTGAAAAATTATTCAAGAGGTTAAGTGTGTTACTACTTAATTTCATCACTTTCTCCATTATTAAGGTCATGCACGTGAAGTGCTATTATACCATAATGTAATACCTTCATAAGGTCTTTACGATTATAGCCATCTTTTTTACCATAGCGCTGAGCATACTTGAGAATGTTTCCTATACAGAATCCTTCTCCATGCCCACCGTCTATTATAAATTCGGTCGCTTGAAACTTAGATTTAGAATAGTGTTCGGTATATGTCGCGTCGATATAATCTTTAAGATTGTCACACAACTCACCTTCACTAAACTTATAATCTACTTTTTTCAAACTCATACATCTATTATAACAGCTTTCGCTGTGTTGTCAAGTTTCTTCCACATCTGTTTCAAAAACTCCACTATCGTCCATTTCAGCTCGTTTAGCTTGTTCAATATCATCAGATTCATCAAATTCTGTTGAATGCCAAATTGGTTCCAACTCATCTTGCATTATTTCTGATTCAGATTTTCTGTCATACTTTGACTTATCTCTATGCGTACTTGGTTTATGAAATTTATCCATATTCTTTTTCACAGGATTTCTTTCGTGTTTCATTCTATAAGATCGTCATATCCTACTGTATAGAATACTGTTATCTCCTCTCCCTTTTTAATTGGTCGTGTTGTGTATAATTCTCTTTGATCACCATAATGATAATGTATATTTGTACTAAGAAAACAATTAGGATTGTCTGAGTGATTTATAAAACCACCAAGAGGTGTTCTAATATATTCGTGTCTATTAGATTCCCATATATGAGTCTCTCCAAGAAAGACTCCTGCTTTGATATTCTCTTTCGCGAATAATCCTAGACCATTGATCTTTGATTCTTTAATAGTTAATTCTTCTATCAAGGGTCTGTAGTGATGTGTTTTAAATTTCATAATTCTTTTATTGCTTGTAAGTTTTTATTTACTTCTTCTGTTGATAGATGTCCCATGACATCATTTGTTATTGATGTATCATAACATAATATACCATGTAATGTTACAGCTAACTCCCATAATAAACAATCTCCACCGTAACTTCCTTTGTGACAAATTACACTAGCACCATATCCATTATCGAATTTGTACTCTTTCTGTAACCCGTGATAAAAATCATGAGTTCCTGTTTTGTAATTACTGAAAGGATCGGGTTGATGTTTCATTAACATCTTTTCGGATTTCGTCATTTTAAATTTTTCTTTATATCTCATAATATATTCCTGTGGAGCTTGAGATAGGATTTGAACCTACGACCTGCTGATTACAAATCAGCTGCTCTGCCAACTGAGCTACTCAAGCTTGATTCATGGTGGAGCGAATAGGAATCGAACCTACGACCTACTGGATGCAAAC